AGTAACATACAATGGTATAGTAGCACAACTTCCTGAACGATTGCATTGAATAATATATCCTCTAGGCGCAGCAGCTAGACCAGTAGGAATATTAACTTCGCTACCAGCACAAAGTTTGCTACCACTAGCAGCAATTAAAGTTTGTAATGCGACAGCAGAAGCAGACAAACCGATAACGCTGGATTGATAAGCTACAAGTGAAGCTGAAGCAACTGCTGAACCAGCTACTAAATCTTGAATAATAGTACCCAAATTAACATTTTGGGCTGCTCGATTCATTCTATTTAAATGTGTTCTATTTGCATTTGAAATATAACCTGCCATATCTTCCTCCTAAAACTTTATTAAAATTTTGAGACTATAGCTAGACCGTTCACGATCAATTTCGCCGTTAGCCCCTTTAGTACATGATAAAATATATATAAAAATTTTACTGTTTAGGCAGTTCGGCGGTTACGCCTTCAGCCCACCAATACATACAATATTTACACTCCAAACCTTTAGCGCCTGGAGGAAATTGATCTAAATCTGCTTGCTGGAACTTTTCTCCAGCAGGAATAATTTCTTTTCCAGTATTATCTTTAATCGGGCCTGAAAATACATCAAAACGATTAAACTTTCCTGCTAGCATCTGTGCCAAAGTATCTTTGACTAATTTGATATCATTAGCGGGTAATTCACTTAAACCCTTAGTTAAAGTTTGTCCTTCCATAAATCCAAACAAACCCAAAGACCCTGTATCAGCATCAAAATAATCCCAACCAACTTTATAAGTCTTATCTATAACACCATTAACAAGTTTAGCATAAATTGGCCCCCAATTCCAATATATAGTTGTCAAGCAACGCTCTACTTTACAAGAGCCAACCCAATCATAAGTAATTCCCCATTTACCTTTTTCTTGTGCAACATCAGCGGGAGCAGGAGTATCAGCACCCGTAAATACAACTTCAGCGCCAGCATCAAATAATGAACTTGCCGCTTCTTTTTCTACTACAGGATCATGCCATGTATTAATCCAACGAACATCCAAAGTACATTCTGGACAAGTTTTACGCATTCCTAAAGCAAAAGCATTTCCTAGTCGTAATTCTTCTGGAATAGGAAAAGTCGCAATATATCCTATTTTCGGATTTCCATCTAATTTAGCTCTCGAACCAGCAACCATACCTGCTAAATACTTCATATCTTCCATAGCACCAAATAGATTGCCAAAATTAGTACCATTAGATTTATAACCACTAACATGAATAAAAGTAATATCAGGATAATCAGTAGCTACGATTTCCATAGAATCCATATAACCAAAAGAAGTTCCAAAAATAACATTAAATCCCTTACGGGCTAAACTACGAAACACCTGTTCCGAATCAGCGCCTTCGGCTACATTTTCGATATAAGCAGTATGTACATTTGGTACATTTTTCTCAACATAAGCAATTCCATCCGCATGAGCTTGTGACCATCCCCCATCATCATGAGGCCCGATCAAAACAAAAGCCACATTAAATTTTCCTTCGGTAACATCAGGAATTTGATATTGACCAACAGGAGCAACAGTAGGGGCTACAGTTGGAACAACTTCGGGAACTTTTGTAGCTACTTGAGGGGTAGCAACAGGCGCACATGCGCTAAATACCAAAACAACCATGATCAAAATTGTAGCTAAAAACCAGAAACGCTTTAAAAACATTTACCTTCTCCTATAAACAAGATTAACTACATTTTACTGCGGATTTGTTTTTCCACCTTTTTCAACGTTCCCGCCTCCAGTTTTAGTAGAAGCACCTTCATCACTAATTTCAGTATCAGATTTTGCTGGACGACCTGCACCATCATTAGGAATTTGATTTCCCATAACAATTGGAGTTAATTTATCTACCCATCCCATTGCTTTTGCCTCTTCCATTTGACGTTGCATATCGAATGGATTCATGCCGATAGCCGCAGCAAATTTATTAGGCATAACTACACCTCGATCCGCTAAGTCTTTAACTCTCGTCATTCTCTGATCTCTATTCGTATAGTTATTCGTTCCCTCAAACTCAACCTTAAATTTAAAATTCTTAGTCAAACGATTAACATGATAATTAATAAAAGCGCCAAATTGAGGATAAACTTGTTCAATCAATTGTTCATCAATTCCTATACTTAACATGCTCTCGATGGCATTCGTTCTATTTTGGTTCGTGAAAATTAAATTAGCATTAATACCGCTTGTAGCAACAAGGTTGCGTAAAAAAGAGGGATATATATCTGGTTGGGAACTAAACTCAAGAGCTTTGACATTATTTAAAGGTAAAGCAACTGCTCTCAAAGAATCCCCAATAGCCGCTTTTACATAAGCTAGAAAATTACCTAATGTGGCAGGGGTTAACGAAAATTGATCTTTAACTTTTGCGGCAGTATCTTTCAGCATTGGAATTTCTCCACTAATCATTCTTGCGGCTACAGACATATTAATATTTTTCTGTAATGCTCGAAGTAAATCTTGCTGTACAAGATCACTAAACATACCCGTAAAATAAGGTAATCGCGCTGCCACCTCCGAATTTAATTTGAAACACCATCCAAATGGGTCTTGTCCAATCGGGACATCTTGCCAGTAAACCCAGGAGCTATCTCTATAATCCGCTATTAAAGAAGGATTATACGTAGAAACCTTATCGCTTCCTCCAAAGATAGTATTAAATTTTTTGCCAAAAAAACTAGGGAACATTCTTATGTCAACCCCAGGTTGAAGAAAATATACCATATTGAAGCTGAACAGTAAAGTTTTAGCAGACCTTCCCGTAATCATTGTATAAGTCGGGGATGCATTAAGTTCTTGCAAAGCTATTTCGTTATCATTAAAACGTGTACAAAAAAAGAAAGCTTCGTTTCTTATCATTTCGTGAACAGCCATTGTAAATTCTTTTTTGTAGTCCAAATTATCTAAAAACTTCTTTAATACGTCTAAGTCTTTTTGATACTGTTTACCCGTATAATCACTTGATTTAGCGTTTAAACAAGTATAAGTAAAATCCCAAGATAACATATTTCCAAGATAACTCAAAAGTCGTTTATAAGGCTGTGACTTATTTTCAAAGTCCTGACTATATCCCTGCAAAGCTATTTCCGAATTTTTAGCATTATTTAATGCTTTATTCAAATTATCTTCTGTGGCTTGTAAAGGAGCTAAATTTAATTCCTTCATACGCTCATTTATGAGCATAGGATTAAGAACGCCTTGATAAAAACTTCCTTGTGTTAAAGCGTTAGCAAATTCCAATATATTAAAAACTTCACCCTCTGAGAGTAATTCTTGTGACGTATTTGTTTCTTCTGCCAAATTATTATCCTCCTTCCTTAGAGAATTTAAAAATCATCTAAGTATGCTGAATTAATGCTAACATTTCTGCTTCATAATTATCATCACTTTCTTCTCTTAACAATGCTTTATCCATAAAAGAAGCATAATGATTAGCATAACTTAAAACAGTAAAACGATCTTTTCTACTCCCAGGAGACTCAACTAATTTAATATTTCCAGATACCATTGTCATAGAAAGATTGATAAACTCATTTACAGATAAACTAGTTTGAACATATGGAGCAAGAAACCATGCCTTAGCATTAATATCATTAACATCTAAGAATTCTTTCATATATGGAGACTTTATTAAATAATCCTCAGCGCTTGCTTCATCTACTAAAAATTTCCATAATTTCTTTTGAAGACTATCTCGCATTTCAACAGCAATAAGAGAGTTTAACTCTCCTGTACCAGAGACAGGATAAATTACTGGTCTGGCATTCAATCCTAATGTACGTTTAGATAATTCATCATAAGTTTTTCTATCAATACTTTCATGATCCATTATGGTCATCGGCTCATATTCAATACCTCTTTCGGCATCTTTTGTAAGTATTCCTAGTTGATCATATTCAGTAATACCCGCATTAGCGATATCAAGCACAATTACATCGGCTTCGAAATCATAGAATATCTGTTTTATTCTGAGAGCCTGTAATACACTATTTACCCCGCTAAAGGACTCCATATAAAGCAATTCTCTATAAAATCCTCTATGAGTTGGAAGCAAACGAACACACCCTGTAATAGATAAGTCATTTGCTTTACCTGCACGTTGAGCAATATCACAAGAAACAATCCTCATTTCTCCTTCAAGTTTATTAATACCATAAGGATTTTTCTTCGCATTATAATGTTCATCAATCCTTTGTGGATAAAATGCTTTTTGTATTGTTCTAGATTTCCCAAACATCTTTAGTCTGAAATAAGATGAAGCACTTTCCCCCCAACTGATATTGTAGTATTCCTCAAGTGCAGTAATCTCGTCCATCTTAGAAATTTCATTTTTTATTTGTCTTTTTGTTTTAATATTGTGTTTTAAAGTTATAAGATAATCTAAAGCAATAAATCCAGAATTATCTCCCCGTAACATAGCTTTAATATTTTTTTTAGTTTCATCAAACCACCATAAACCCTTATGATAAGCTGAAGAAATAAAAACTTCTTTAGGCTCCTCCCTAAGAAACTCATATTGTGGCATTTGTATATAAGGTGTCTGTCGAACATAGGCGAAGGGACGGATGATAGAATCCACAACGAGTTTGTCAATTAATCGGAATTCTTCATATATAATAAATGTGGCCCTTTTCCCCCGCGCGCTATCCCTTGAAGCAACTACTCTGATTACACTTCCATTATGAAAATCCACTTGCCATTTATTCATATTAGTAGTAATATTACTTATCTCTCTGGCAAGATTAGGAAAATTATCTCTCAAGCTGGTTATTTTATCAGAAACAATAATGCCAGCTTGCTCTTTAGTGGAACTAACAACAACTATTTCTGAGTTAGGATATAAAACTGCTTTAGCACAAGCAAATACAGCCAAAAGCCATGTTTTTGCCGTTGCACGACTGCATATAGCCACAAAAGAATCGCAATTATTCATCATATATATCCATAAAATTTGATATGGAAATAATCTAATACCAAAATAATGCTCAACAAAACGATGAATATTTCTGCGATAAAAAGTTATCCAATTAATTAAATTTTGTTTTCTTTCATCACTTAATTCTTCTTGTGTAACAATCTTAGGATTTCTAAAAACGTCTTTACTATCAGCATTTTTACGATATTCATTTTTAAAATCTTTCATTTCTCATCTTCTATATCAAAGTCATCATCTTCTGTGATCTCTTCCAATTCTCCTGTAGAAAAATCTCTTGAACCAGTAATAAAATTACCAATAGGACGAGTAATATAACGTTCAACATACTCTTTAATTCCATCGATATCTTTAAATTTTTCCTTATCTTGATAGAATTCAGCAGGTTCAAATTGCTCTATTTCTTTCACCCAATTTCCAAAAGTATCTGCGCTCTTTCCGCTATTAGCAGCACTCTGTAAGGCTGGAG